GATCCTTCTATTGCGTCACGCACAAGGTGAACCGCATCAATCGTGTGATCGTAATCAGGGTGATGCGTATCCATAATAGATGTTTTATGCGGCATTGGTTAATCTCGCTATTTATTTGGTTAATTTTACCATTTGCCGGTCAGTTTCACAAACCTGAAAGGCGGAAGGCTTTTTCACCCGCAGATGTTAGCTTTAATTCTTCCAGCGTCAATGTTCGACCGGTTAAATCTGTAAATTTATCTATCGGTAGATTTCCTTTGATGAATAAATCAGCCCTAGCAGGGCCTAGCGTTTCAACTATAAACGGCTTGGGCTGTCCTTTCAGCCATGTATCCATTGATGTGTCTGCATCGATAACGCCGCGCTTGCTAACCAATTCACTATCAACTATTTTTCCGCCGTTGGATGGGATTTTACCCTCTAGCGGATCGAGACCTTTAACTCTCACAACGTAAACAGAACGCTCGTTAAAATGAAATGGTAATCTAGGGTAGCTTTTGTCCTCGATATCCCACTCTTTTAGATGACGACCCCTACATAAAAGAGTCGTCCTTTTATCTAGCGTTGCCACTAAAATTCGACTTTCTAAAATGTCCTTGTTTGCCTGATAGGTTCTGTCTCTGGCTTGATTAGAAAAATGACTTGTCCCTGTTCTCACTAGCGCGTCTGCTTGAGCTTTAACGCGTCCTTGTAAAATGCCGCCCTCGTACATTTTGGTAGTCCGATTAAATGTACCTCTGATATTGCGGCTAATTTGTTGATTGGTTAGACCTGATGTGTAGCCATCCCAAACCGCGCCATTAATAGCTTTTGTAGCCGCGTCGACGTTTTGTTTTAAAAATGTAGTCCAAGTACCGGCTTGTGATGTTTGTCCTGCGGTTAATACCATTGTTGATTGATTTATATGGCCTATCAATACCTCATTTTTTGGTATGATTAAATCAACATCTAAAATATCATCATAAATACTGCCCGTGTGATTAGCGTCCATGATTGCCATTTGATCAAGTTCGTCGGTTATATCAACCCACATGCCGCCCCAGTCATCTCGCATTTGAGCCACGATAGACCGCGCAACCGCTCTACGCTCCATCATGTTTAAGCCTTCAGCATCGCCGAACTCATTAAGCAGTGATGGCAACTTGCGAGCAAATGATTGTATCGTGCCGTCAACATTATCGTTAACTAGATGTGACGCAAAGCGCTGGTTAAACACCTCTCTGCGAAGTAATGCGTCTGCAATTGTATCTGCGCTTGTTGGCAATGGCTGGCTCTACTTGTTGTTTTGACTATTATATCACGATTACCATAGTTAAATTTTATTGTTATTTGGCTTTGTTGTATGCCATTATTGAGGAGCTATATAATAAATATGGGGAGTTTAATGTTTAAATTTTCAAGCATAGGCGAATTATCTATCGTAATATTTAATGACGATACGATATACGAGCAAATCGGACATCTATCAGATGGCGTTGACCTTTTCTACGGTAATACTGCTGAGTCTATGGGTGTTTGCAGTTTTGAATTGACGATTGGAGAGATGATCGAGTGAATAAGTTACATAAATCGTTGCTAGAAAGGATACTAACTTTATTATTGACGGATAAACCCATAATACTCACAAGAAAAGAGTTTGCATCTATCAATAAGCATCATAGGCTGCTTTTGATTAATAAGGGAGTGGAGCTAATCGACTCATGACCTTAAACTATCTAACAGCACTTATCATAGCTAAAGGCTATACATTAGATGAAGGCTTAAGGGCTATCGGTAAATCCAAGCGCACTTATTACCGGTGGATCGGTGATGATGTTAAGCGTAAAGAATTAAAAGCTTTGATTGATGATCTTCCGAACATAACTGAACAATTAGGTGACATATGAAGAAAATTATAACTGCCTTATTGCATTTTGATAAAAAAAGCAAGGAATCGGTTGAGGAATGCCAGTGTGTAGGGATGGTTAACGGCTGGCTTATTATGATGTTAGGTCTTGGTCATTATGATAACGATCACATAAAACCCGTTCTAACTATATTGAAAAATATATGTGAGAGTAAAAAAACGATGACTGAAAAGATATTTGAGCTTGAAGCTGTAGAGTGTGATTTTAGTGAGCTAGCCAAATATCTCGGTTTGTTGAATGAAGGTGATATATGAAAAAATATATTGTATTTTGCTTTGAAAGCTATTACCCAAATGGCGGCTTAGAAGACATAAAGGGGAGCTTTGATTCTCTAGAAAGTGCTAAGATTAATTGCGAGTTAAAAGCTTTAGAGTTCCTTGATGCTGACAGTGCGTATGTAGTGGATAGGGATACGTGGGAAATAGTGTATGAATTCTTATTGAGCGGGATTGAGAAAGTGGAGAGTAATAATGTTCAGCTGGATAATTGATTTTTTCTCAGATAAGCGTGATGCATACTGCTTTAACATGATAAGAAAACATAGGCTTGCGCTTTGGTACGACTATGAAAAAAAGACTTGGGTATCTACCACTGAGACAGTGCAAATTCGACACACTCAATTTAACAAATCACCCGTCAAGGCAATAAAAAATATAGTAAAAAGCATGGAGAACGACAATGAGCAAACAAGCACAAGTATTAAGAATTCTGAAAATAGCTGGTAAGCACGGAATGAATAAGCTGTACGCCGCTCAATACCTGCATGTATTCGGCTTAGGCGTCATTGTCAATCGGTTAAGGAAGAAAGGGTATGAGATTAGGACTTTTATCGTTAATCAAAATACTGAGCAATCTCATGTTAAGTATATTTTAAATTGTCGGGATATTTACTAATGACCTTGCTTAATAAAATAGCAGAATTCAGAAGAGATCAGCAAATGCGTAATGCGGCGACCGTGACTTACAGAGTTGCTGATTCTGACTTGGTTGAATTGGCTAAATTTGCAGAAAAATATAAAACAGATTCAGGGTCGGCTGATTTCACATTGTCAGGCGCGATAGAATTTTATGAGCGAGAGAATGACCTTTTTATGATAAAGCAGTGGCTAGCTGATAACCCATTAAGGATATTTGGCTATAATATTGTCCTTGATAAGCCGTACTACAATAAAACATTTAATTACTAAGCGTCGGCGTGTCGCATAGCTTCTTGCGTTAGGGCTAATCAATCCCGTTAGCAGCTTTTAGGTCTCACACTAAGGGCAACCGCGCAAGATAGTAATAACACGCAAGCCAGGCTTTCTAGCCTTCATGGTGATAGCCACGTCATCGGCGACAGAGTGGCAAGCTAACTAATTAACTGGAGAGGGCTATGGAATTAAAATGCTTGAGCAGTAAGCGCCTCTATATTGATGATGATATGGATAAACCAAGATATAGGTACAATCATAAAACTCAGTCATGTGATTTAATGGGTAAATTAGCCCCAAATAACAATCTCGAAGTGATTAATAGAGAAATACAAAGAAGGGAATTAAAGCATGCCTTTGAAAAGCTGACAGATGAAGAGTTTTTAACGTTAATTAAAAATGCCTGATTCTTGGCGGCATACATGGCTTCGTAATCTTGTAGTCATGGACGATGAAATACCCAGCAGCATCAACAGGGTGATCGGTATCACTTGATTTATCTGGTTCACCGTTCTTATTATACGCTTGCTGCTCGAACGCCTCTGTTGTCATTTTGCATGTAGCGGTATTGATAAAATATCTCCTTTCACCTTTTGCATTCTTAAACATAGCATTTATAGAATTAACCCTGTCTTTAACTCTCGGGTTTGCACCATTTACAACAACGAAGAAACCCGCTTGCTTCAATAGAGTTATATCTGTGGTACTAGCGTCGCACGACTTTCTTGAGTCACCACTAGCATCAGGATAGATGTAAATATTACAGGTTTTTATATATTTATCACCGTCATACCTCCAGTATTTAGATTTAATCAACTCAATCATATTCGGAGTGTCGTATCCATTCATTATCTCATCGACCGCGTGAGCGCACTCTTTGCGCTTTACGTGTGTAACTGACGACATTTTCCCTACATTGAAATCCATACCGATATACAAATGCTCACCGTCTTTTATGGTTTCGTTTGAGTTATTCAGCTTTCTATCGAATTGATGATAAACAGTGCCAGTAGTAAGATTTACAAACTCGCCCATTAAATAAGCGTTTATTAGCTGGTCGGGGTAGGTTTCTTTAAGTGAGTCTATATAATCGTCAGGGAGGTATATTTCATTCTCGTAGGTTGATGCTTGAACCATTGAGTATGATTTTGTCGGGTCTTTTTTGAACTTATCATAGACAAATAGAAAGCCTTCTGGCGTTGTTGTTACGCCAACACCATTAATAACCCCATCTATTTTTAGGCGCAACCTGGCTATGATTTTATTCCAAGCTAGGTTTGCTTTGTCTTTTTTGAGTGTATCAATTTCGTCTACTAAAGCTCTGGCTATCTTAAACCCGATAATTGATCCAGGGTTATCCATCGATCTGCAAATAACAGTACCGTAGTAAAAGCCATTCCTGTAAACGTGTATTTCTTTGTTTGACTGTTTTATATCTACGGTAAAACCTAGTAACTCTGCGGCTTCTTCAAATGTTGGGTAAAATATATCTCTGATGGCTGGGTAAGACGGGCCGAAGTAACCTTGTTTGGTTTTTGGGTTTTCACCGAAGAAGATAAGTAAATCAAGACATCCAACAAAAGTTTTACCGCTTCCGAACCCGCCAACGTATGCCCGAAACTTTGTATTTAAACCATTTAGAAATATGTTCTGTGGTGCGCTAAGTGTTGGCATTCGTTATTTTTATGTCTTTTATAGCTTCTACCGCCTCAAATTTTATTGTTAATGACTGCGGTTTTTCTCCATTATTATCGGAATCTGAATACTGGTGGTGATTGCCATCCATTCGATTGATTTCTGATATTGCAGATACAGCGCCGTTTATATTATTCATGACTTCGTTTTCTTGCGCGTCAGTCTTAGTCTTTAATCCGCCTCTAGCAGCCTTTACAAGCATCTCTTTCAAGTCTGATACAGTTATGCTGAATTCTTCTTCTGTCTGCTTGATGAGCTTAGAGCGTATTTTATCAATCCTTAACCCTACCTTAACTATGTTATGGAAATTAGACGCTTTAACGTTAACACTTTCAGGTTTGCATTTTGAATCAGTGAATGTGGATCTCCATGCTCTTGATTTATCACCATAAAGCACGTAATTTTCTGCATAGGAATTGATTTGTATTGTTGTAGGTCTTGACTGTGACATTTAACGACTCGCTATTAGTCCGCCAACTTGGCAATAACAATTATAGCATGAGGTCGATAGTTTTAATATATGAGGTTATTTTTACTACAGTTTAATCATTCCGTTGAAATAATATGATGCTACTAGATTTATAGTATTGCGCTCTATAACTCGTTCTAATGAGTCATATGACAGGTGCGAGCCTCTTAATGCTTGACGAATTGAAATGACGGTCTCTTTGAGTTCCATTGATATTATCCAGTTAAAATGTCCTTACAGGCTCAATGTATGCTTTTGCGTCACCGGTAAGAGTTACAGTTATATCGCTATCAGGGATCGGGCCAACATTAAACTTATCGTCTGCTGTTTTACTGGTGTTTGGCAATAGCTGTATCGGAGTTTCTTTTGTTGTTTGTTGGAACGACGCAGCTCCGACCGTGATATTAACTGTAAATTGATACGTTCCCGCAGTCAGTGTAATTACGTTACCATCAAATACTTCACTCATTTTATTCCACCCTCACTTTGCATGTAGCTTTCATATTATCATGAAACGAGCCGTAAAACCCGTGTTCAAGCTCGTGATTTAAAACGCACTTGCTTTTAATTGAATGAATGTAATTTACTCCGGCGCTTATTCTGTGACATCCTACCGCACCTTTTCCGCACACGGATTCAACCTCTTTTGTTGAGTTGTAGAATTTTAGTACAAATACGTAATTATCAGAGCCAGGATTAAAACTTGGTGTTGTTTGGCAACCAAAAAGTAACAATGCTGTCGTCGTTATTAGTGTTATGTTCTTCATCTATGGAGCCTCAAGAATTTCTCTGAATTCCACATCATCTGCATCACCAACAAAATTTAAATCTGCTCTTACACCAGCCAGCGCACCATTTGCTGTGATGTTTTCTGTAAATATTCCGATAGTTGACCTATCCGTACCTTCAGCCGTTCCAGCTATCGCGGTTAAATTACCGGCTGAAACTGACTTGATGTTTTGTTTTGTTTGATATCTAGCGCCTGAATCTAAAATTGATTGAGTCAAATCGCTATCGGCAACCTGGGTGCCATCGCTACTTGCTACTCCTGACCCTATTGACCAGCCTGTGCCTTTCGTCCAAACCGTATCGCTGTTGAATGCGCTATTAACTGCAATTTGAGCCGCTAGCCAATCTCCGTTGACCTGCTTAGTCATGAAGGTTCGTTTTGTTACAGCTGTAAACGTTATAGTGTTATTGCCTTCGTTTGATAATTCAGTGCTTGAGGTTGCTTGGTGCATTGGGAAGGTTGTAGGTGTGCCAGCGTTGTTGATTCTGAGATTTGCTATTACGCCGGGTAAGTAATTTGGTATGCCGTCACCTCGCCTAGCTGCCGCAGCAATAACAAAATTTTCTGTCCCCACTGTTGCTGTATGCACTGTTGCCCCATTCCATTTTGCAACCATCGATGATCCAGTTCTTTTTATATTAACATTATTGAATTTAGAGTCTGCGGTAAACGCGCCATCATTAGAAAAGAAAAAACCGTCTACAAAAAAATCAATAGACCCGTTTAACGCATCAATTCGAATGTAACTGTTAGCTGTTGCTAGATTGTCTGAAACTATTGCGTAACTACCTGTTAACGCATGGAGCTCGATGTCTACGTCTATCTCAAAATCACCAGCAAACGTAATAGGCGTTGTCAGTGTACCGAATGACGTTGAGCCGTCGTAAGTCATGTAAAATCGGCTGACAGGGCTAACTATATCAGTGACTATCGGTGTGACTATCGGCTGTACAATGTCTGATATCATATTTGTCTCAAAAAATACCCCGCCGAAACGGGGCTAATAACCATTTGAGCTTCCTTGCTCGGCTTGAGTAATGTCTAATTATACCACCCCCCAAAATTAATTTCATTTATTTCATCATAACACTTGACTAATATTAGTGATGTGTTATTATAGATACAAGTTAAGCAAATACACAAACACGAGGGACGGGAAAATGAACACATTTAACAGTTATAACACAGAAGGATACACTCAATCTCAATTGGACGCATTAAATAACGAATGGGTTTTGATTGTTGAAAGTAAAGACTTGGAAGAGCACACGGAAGAGTATGATATAGAATTTAATGCTTTTAGCGATCAGGTTTCTAAAAGATAGTTTAGTTGATTCACCAGAGTCAACCTACAGGTTGGCTCGCACAAACTAACTAAAATGAGGATTGAGAAAATGGGACTAAAGGAATTTGCAGATAACTACCAGAGTCGCGCATTATGTGCGGCTGCTTTGTGTATTACGGTTAGCAATTTAAATATGTTGATTAGCCGTGGTCGTGAAATTGAGCAACTAAAAGATGGTCGATGGATATTGATTACCGAAAAGCATAAGATTTTTGATATTTAATTGCTCTTCATTCTTTCTTGGTATTCTCTGGCCTGTAAATCATTAAGGTTGCAGCGCTCTATTTCTTTTGTAAGTATAAATCTATCTTCTGCTTGTTCTTTTACGTACAATCTAATATTGTTTTCAGCCTCTTTGCTTGGTATAAACGCATCATAAAAACAGCCAGCAAGATGCTTTGCAGGGACGCTTAAATACTTAACTTTTACGGTTTGTTGTGTTTGACACCCTAGTAATAGCATTAAGAAAACTGCGCTCATCGCTTTCATGGTCAATATCCTCGATCGTTTCTAATTGCGCTTTCATTCGTTGGGATTGCAGCCTTTCCTTTTCCGCTCTCTCTTTTTCTAAATCGGTTGTTACTAATTTATCTTTTATTAGTAGTTGCGCGTTCTTTTCCG